TATGACATCGAAGTCCACACTAGTAGTGCCGAAGCGATCGCATCGCTTAAGAGGCACATCACAGCCCGTGGAGGCAGGACCACAGCCTTGGATCCCAGAGCCTTACCAGGTGGAGGGCGTGAAGTTCCTATTAGAGCACGCAGCGGCAGGGATCTTCCTGGATCCAGGACTGCGCAAGACAAGCATCACCCTGGCCGCAATCAAAGTGCTGATGAAAGAGAAGCTGTTGAGCCGCGTCTTAATCATAGCCCCTCTCCGTGTGTGCTACTCCGTCTGGCCGAAAGAAGTAAAAAAGTGGAAGGACTTCGCGCATCTGAGAGTGGAGATACTACACGGCAAAGGAAAAGAAGAAGCCCTGCGCCGCGACGCTGACATCTACGTGATCAACCCTGAGGGCCTTGAATGGTTGCTAGGTGTGACGAAGGTCCGACCACCAGGCAAGAAGAAGGCTGTCATCAAATACGATCTGGCCCGCTTCAAGCTGCTAGCTGCCGACACGCTAGTGATCGACGAGATCAGTAAATTCAAGCACGCCACATCTGACCGCTTCCAGATGCTCAAGCCCATCCTGCCAAAGTTCGATCGTAGATGGGGGTTGACAGGCTCGCCAGCGCCTAATGGCTTGCTTGATCTGTTCGGCATCATGTATATGATCGACCTAGGCAGAGCGCTTGGACCATACATCACGCACTATCGCGCGGCCTACTTCACGCCAACAGGATTCGGTGGGTTTAATTGGGTATTGCAGCACAACGCAGAGGAGGCCATCTATGAGCGCATAGCCCCAAGCGTCTTCCGCTTGTCTGAGGATGAGTACCTCAAGCTGCCACGCATCGTGGAGAACATCATCAAGCTTGACCTGCCAGACAAAGTGCGCAAGGACTATGACGAGCTCGAGAAAGAATTCATCATCCAGATCGACGCCGGTACGATCACCGCTGTGAATGCAGGTGCCGCTAGTACAAAGCTTTGCCAGATCGCCAACGGTGGTTTGTTTCTATCCCAGGACGTCGACGATGAAGGGCGCAAAGCAACCAAGCGCGAATGGGTAGACATGCACACCGCGAAGATAGATGCTGTTGAAGATCTGCTAGAGGAGCTTGGCGGATCGCCTGCCATTATCACCTATGACTTTGAGCACGACCTTGCGCGCCTGAAGAAAGCATTAGGGAAAGATACGCCAACGATCGGAGGCGGTGTCAGCGCTAAGAAGTCAGACGAGATCGTCGATGCGTGGAACAGAGGCGAGCTGCCATACCTGCTAGGCCATCCAGCAGCGATGGGCCACGGACTGAACATGCAAGACGGTAATGCGCAGCACGTGATCTGGCACTCACTAACGTGGGACTACGAATTGTATGACCAGCTGATCCGACGACTGCGCCGCTCAGGCAACAAGGCAGAGACGGTGTTCGTGCACCTGCTAGTCATGCGCGACACAGTAGACGAGGCCAAGGTGCTTGCCATGCGCCGTAAGAAGAACACCCAAGGCGGACTATTGACAGCGATGCAGGAATACTCGCGCCAAAGGCTTGGGGAACTATATACATAAGTCCCTGTAAGTCAGCCGAATCCCAATAGCCTTCGAGAATAGAGCATCAATTCTGGTCATGGTTCGCGCTCTGCAATTCCCTTCATTCAGTCTGTAGGCAACCTCATCAACGTAGCGTTGCGTATGCTTCCGGCTGAACTGGTGATACGTTCCGTAAAATCCGCGCTTGAGCAGCGCCCAGACGCTTTCGATGCCATTGGTGTTCGCCATGCCGTTCACGAATTCCTTGGCGCTGTGATTTACAGCGCGATGGTCATAATTCGGAATGTCTGCGAACAAGCCAAGCGTCGGCAAGCTTTGATAGGACGCATGTTCGTCAGTGCAAATGGTTGAGCCGGGACGCACGTTTGCGAAGATGTGTCCGAGTATTTCCGGTGCAGTTGTACCGTTCAGAACCACAGCTTTCACATGGCCGTTGCGCTATCTACCGTCCAGCGCTTGTGCCAATTGAAATGCTTATTCGTCATTATTGACTTCATCCAAAGCGGCTTGTGCTTCTTCTTCGGAATCGTAATAAGAACGCTCTTGATCGTTTGAAATCAACTCGTCGCAAGCCGAATTCAACCATTCAATAGCTTCGGCTTCTGTATCAAATTTGTCGCATTCGTGAAATTTGCCGAAGGCGTTATAACCGACAGCATATTCAGCTAGAGGGACAATTGCATAATTTTGACGTTCACTCTCTTCGTATTCGTAGAACCAATCGTTCGCTTCTTGTTCATCATAAAATCGTTCTTTTTCTTCAATTCCACCCCGGACACTGCCCGCGCCACATGAATACGCCATGCGTTCCGAATATTCATACTTCGGTGCTATACCGCGAGGCATTGGGGTTCCGTTGATACGGTTTAATTGATTGCGTAAATCCTCGATTGAAACGGATTCGATTTTGCTTTCGTTACTTATGTAGTATTTATTCATTTTGAATCTCCTTAGAGAGCCAACTTCCGGCTGGTGTCGGTCGGTTCTTGTGAACCAGTGAGTGCATTATGCCCGAGTCGAAACAGGGAGTCAAGTATATAGCTATATTTCTTTTTCATATAAGAACGCTCGCTTATGCGATATTTTCATAAGGGAGTTAAATATATAGTTCCCAAGGCTTGGTAGATAAGAGCGCGCCTGCGCGTATACTATAAATTTAGGCGTTTGTAAACTAAAAAACTTTACAATTGCCTATTTACAAGCGCCCTGGGTTATGGGATAATCTTCTCACTCCAGCGCGATGCTGGCGACAGAGTGGGAGCTCAAAATGACAAACATCATCACATTAGAAGCAACGATCACACGTATGAAAGCGGAGGTGCTGCGCGACATCGCGATCGGCGTAGTGCCCAACGACGCCAGCAGCTTCGCTGAGCTGCATGACTATGTGGATGCCAACTACTATGGTGGATTCTGCGAAGACGAAGTGGCTGACGCTTTGATAGCTCAGTTCGGTGGTCGCGATGCAGATGAAGGTATGCCGCAAGGTATGCCGCAAGGCATGGTGGACTTCATGAATGCAGCACAAGACGCTGTGCACGAATGGCTGCAGCTTGGCGATCACATAGTGACAGAGTGCGAAGCACTTGTATGGCTCCAAACCCAAGCACCTGCGGGCAATTGGACAGAGTATATGGGCACTAGCTCGCTCACCGACGCGCTGATCAACATGGAGTGCTTAGTGAAACAAGGCCGCGCAGCGCGCATCGAGCACAAGACGATCACCGTGCTTGCGGTCTAAGGAGCCATCATGCCAAATATCACCATTCCAATTGATGAGCTTGTTGTGCGCATGGGCCACAACTCGCACATCAGCATCGAGTACCATCGAGGATCTAAGTGGTCAGAGTATGTCTACCTAGAGCCAAGCGGTCCGAGCAAAGGCAAGATGCTCACCGCCAAGTACCACGCAGAGTTCTACCGTGTTTCTGATATACCCATCAAGCGAGCTGCGCAATCGCTTCTTGGTGCAAGCCACCGCGCATATTCTTTTAACCAAGCAGTCTTTGATACCATCATGGGGGTGTACATTATGAACGCAACAAACGGCAACACAAAAGGTCTTGAGAGTCTTTCTAACGCAGCATTGGTTCCCGTGCACAACGAGCTCGCTGCTGCATTGGGCGCGAAACAGATCGGCGTGTACAAAGGATCCAAGCGGATCATCCTCGCCAAGATCGAGGCCCTCCAGCAGCAGCTCGCCAACCCAACATTGGCGCAGAGCCTCGCAGCTACGGCAGCAGCAGCAAAGGCCGCGAAGCGTCTTGCAGGTCTTCCAAAGAAGTCAGACAAGGAGAATGACATGGCAGCCAAGAAGCCAACTACGGCCAAAGCAGCGAAAGCAGCTAAGCCTACGCCGAAAACCGCCGAGAAGCCCGCGGCTCCAAAGATGCCTTGCTACTTTGGAGCCGCGGGCTTCTCGGCGGCTCCAAAGAAGCAAGGCATCGGTGCCTTCTGTATCGCGTTGATCCGAGAGGGTAAGGACAATGCTGCTGTGCTCGCTGCAGTCGCTAAGAAGTTTCCTGACGCCGCGACCTCTGCTGCGTCGATCGCGTGGTACCGTAACAAAGTCAAGAACGGCGAGGTGTAATCGTGGGATCCAAGCTAAGCATATCCTGCGTAAACGACTTGGTCAATCAGCTGCTGTGCCTTAGCGCGTCAGACGATGAGGCCTACAATGAGGTACTGAGACGGATCGGTGCTGGGTTAGCCGATAAACAACCTCTGACCACCGCGCCTAGCACTGAGCTGCTTGAAGAGCTCAAGCGTCGTGGTGGTCACCCTGGTGCCGTGGCGGAGGCTGTGCTGCTGTGCGTTAAGAAGTCAGCGGACTACAACCAAGGCATGGGCCACCTCGACGTGCACAATGTGGATCGCACGAGTTACTTCCCGTTTGGCGAAGTGTCTTATGCTCAAATGCTGCACACCAAGGCTCAGCGTTTCAACTCACTGGTGCAGAAGCACCTAAGTGGTGAAGCGCCAAATTTCGAGGGCCTGCGTGATACAGCGCTTGACATCATCAACTATGCGGGCTTCTATGTGGCAGACCCGCGAACTAAGAAGGAGAAGTGATCATGGAACAATGGCAAGGTATTCTGAGCAAGGTGCTTAAGCACGGTGAGCAGCGCAGCGATCGCACAGGTGTCGGCACGCTGTCGCTGTTCGGTGAGCAGATCGTCTTCGGCTGTCGTGACTCATTTCCAGCGGTCACCACTAAGAAGCTGTTCTTCAATCAGATGGCTGCAGAGCTTGCGTGCTTTCTCCAAGGCGCTCAGACGCTTGAAGAGTTCCATCACATGGGCTGCACCATTTGGGACGGCAATGGCAAAGCGGGTTATTGGTTGGACAACCCTAACCGGCGTCGTGGTGACGGAGACCTCGGGCGCATCTATGGCGTACAGTGGCGCGACTGGATCTCTGTTTTGAACTACAACATCGTGCAGACCGACCAGCTTGCGAACTTGATCAATGGACTGCGCCATGATCCGTACAGCCGCCGACACGTCGTTACAGCCTTCAATCCAGGCGAGCTCGACCAGATGTGCCTGCCGCCTTGTCACTTGTTCTTTCAATGCTACGTCTCGACAGACGGCCGCTTGGATATGACTGTGTATATGCGATCGGTGGATCTGTTCGTTGGGTTACCATTCGACGTGGCAAGCTATGCGTTGCTGATGCGCTTGATCGTGCAGACAGTACCAGAGCTGCGTGCAGGCTTCTTGACGTTCTTCCTCGGCGATGCGCACATCTATAAGAACCACCTAGACCAAGTAGCAACGGTCTTGGCGCGCGAACCATTCGAGGCACCGCAACTGATGCTGGATCCAAAGGCAGACGTCTTCAACTTTAGACCAGAGCAGGCGCTAATGGTAGGCTACACGTGCCACGACTCAGTTCCAGCCACTCTCAACGTATAAGGAGAACAATATGGGCAACATAACTATCACGGCTAATCGGGAACTTTTGCTTGACGGTGCTCAAGCCTTGCGCAACCAAGGGCGCGATATAGCCGGCATGTCGCAGGCCCCTGAGCTTATCACAGCTGAGGACACCTTAGAATGGGCCCAAGCAAATATGCTTGAAGCTATTATTGCTGAAGCTAGCTTGCCACAAGGCCGCCACTACGGCGAGCGTGCAGATGTCCTAGCGTTCCAACAGAAGTTCAGTGTGCCGATGGCCAAGGAACCGACATGGCTGCCGCCTGAGCTGCAAGCATTCCGCGAGAAGTTTCTACACGAGGAGCTTAATGAGTTCATCACGGCCTACAGCGAGAAAGACATGCATGGCGCCGCTGATGCCCTTGTCGACCTGGCCTACGTGCTGCACGGCACCGCTTTGATGATGGGGCTCCCATGGCCGATGCTGTGGGATGAAGTGCAGCGGAAGAACATGCAGAAGATGCGCGCCAAATCTGCTGAGCAGTCTAAGCGTGGATCCTCGTTCGACGTCATCAAGCCAGAAGGCTGGACGCCGCCGGACCACACCGCGGCACTCGGTGTTGGCCCGTGGAAGACACTAAAAGTGGAGGCATGATGATACGCGTTCAGGTGGCGTGGAGGTACAAAGGGCAGAGCACCATGACCGTGAGGACTATGCGCTCAGAGTCTACTGTCAGAGCGCTACTTGACGCCTCGCAATTATGGGACCTGTCAAAAGGTTGCCCGGAATTTATATCAGCAAAGGAGCTACGCAATGAACTCAAGACCGTCGCTTGACGAGTACCTAATGTCACTAGCCATAGACGCGTCCAAGCGTACCACATGCATCCGCCGAGGCGTCGGCTGCGTACTTGCCAATGAGCGAGGCCACGTACTTGCGATCGGCTACAACGGTGTCGCCTCTGGCCTACCGCACTGTAATGAGAAGCGCGTAAGCCTGACGCGAGGCCCCGCTAGTACGCTAGGCACATTCCCGCATGCCTGTGTCGGCCATGGGTTACCGCCTGGCCAAGACAGCTGCGAGGCGGTGCACGCAGAGCAGAATGCCTTGCTACAGTGTAGGGATCCGTGGGAAGTGCGAACGGCGTACGTGACGCTGAGCCCATGCAAGGCTTGCTTGAAGCTACTGCTCAACACGGGCTGCCAGCGGATCGTGGTGCTAAAAGAGCATGTGGGCCTGATGCCAAAAGAACTGTGGGCTCGCGTAGGACGCGCGTGGGAGGTTTTCGATCGCCGTGCGCTGCCTACTGAGCCTTTATAGTTTGGGATGCTTCCCTGGGCGCATGGCGAACCACCAACCTATCACTACGCCAGCCTGGAACAGAGAGAACTCAACGATCATGCTCCACGTCCTAAGGATGGACGCCGTGTCCTGGACGATGCCTAATGTGACCATCAAGATGCTGATCTCTGCGTAGATGTGGTAGACAAACCAAACCATGAACACCGTAACCAGTGGGCGAACTACCTTAGACGCCTTGTCTACCCAACCGTCTGCTGAGGTGGGCGCTGCAAAGTTATAAGACTCTTTCATGGCAGCGTACCCTGCTTGCTCTACTGCAGCATCACTCTCGACTGTGGTGATCTCGAGCTTGGCCTTTGCTTCTTCTAGCATGTATTCCTTCTCAGCACCGAGCATATTGATCTCGTGGGCTCGCTGGTTGGCCTTGTCTTCGATGTCGAGCTTCTTCGCTTTCAGATCCACGATGCGGTTGACCACACCGCCAGCGAGACCTACGATGGAGCCAACTGTTCCGCTTCCGAGTATTGCCAAGAGAGTGTCAAGCATTTCGTATCTCCAATGTGAATGGTGCCTTGTTAAAGTGTGCTACTAATCTTCTGAGCGCTGGACCTGATGCCAAGCCTGCGTTCTGGCCGTACAGCTTTCCAGTGTAGGTGCATGGAAGCAGACAACCGTGGGAGTGTGTCTTGAAGCCTTTGGTAGAGTCGCCAGCAAAGTTGCCTGGGTGGATGAGTATATTGCCGCGACCAGGGACACCAGTGACGTGGTAGCACCAACCAAAGCGCGGAGATCTGCGCCACACGCATTTGTAGGATCCCGGTGGTATACATGAGAGCTGCTGCGTATTGTCACGCCATGGGAGCTCGAGCAGGCGGCAGAGGAGCTTGTCAGCGAACACCCAACCGAAGGTGCCTCGGTCAGTGGATGGTCCACGCACCATCAAAGCCTTGAGCGTCATAGCTTGATCCAGCCATTCTTCTGAAACCATAGCGCAGTGCCGACGATAATCAGGCCAACCAGCCAATAGAGCTTACCCATGACTGACTTACCCACACCGGCGTAGAAGCCCTGCTTTGCCAATTCCACAGCTTTGACGGCCGCTCGATCGGCAGCCTTATCGGCAGCCCGCGTAGCGATCTCTTCTATCTGAGAGTCAGACAGTTCGTGGCGGCCGAACTTAGGGCACTTGGCAAAGCTGGCCTCTAGATCAGGGTCATTATCGTAGCGGCGGCGATTTTGGGTGTCTGACATAAGCTACTCACTGTGCCAAGTTTGGCAGATTCGCATCCAGCACCGCTTGAGCATCTAGCTTCTGCTGATCTGTAGCCTCTGGGCGGAATTGGATGACCCCACTTGAGTCAACCCCGTCAATAGGAGCCACTGCCGCAACTAAGTTATGCAAGTCAATTAACTTCATGCCATCACCTCCGCTTGTATGCCGTACTGCATTTCGATGAGCGTCCCATAGAATGTCGCTGTTGCTGCATTTGTTCGTTCTAACCATACAACGCTATTATATCCAAGAGCAGGGACAAATTTTGCGTTTGCTTGTACGCTCGTTCCAGCAGTGGTGCTTGGAACTATGCTGTACCCTGTGGTGCCAGTTTTAACAGAGGTCGAATTGACGCCAATCCCTGTGTAGACATAGCTCCCAGATATGCTATGTATGCCCAAGCTAGTGGCGCTTGCCTTCACGCTATCCTCTACAACTCCAACAAAGAAGTTAAGCCTGTTCGACGCACCGCGAACCTCCCGCCAAGTATCAGCAGTCGCGTATGTCCAGCTCGCTGTCGCCTCATACTTTTCCATCGCCCTTACTGCGCGATGGTAGTAGTTCCACAAAAAGCGATTAAGAACACTGTCCTCTGTTGTAGTTGTTGATGTCGGGCAGAAAGACCCTAGATAGCGGCGTGTCGTATCACCGTTCCTAACTAAAACACCATCCTGATAAGCCAATGCCGTTGCTCTCGCGGTAGTAGAAGTCCACGGCAAGAGTTCAAGTGTTGGTGTCCCTGCGTCATCATAGCAGAAAATATCTTGTGGAATAGTTGCAGAGGCCAGCGTGCCAATGGCGATTGAGAATTCAGCAGAAGTTCTGGTAACCCACTTCGTACCATCGTACAAAGATATTCTGTTTCCTTTGTATGGAACTGCATAAACACTTGTTGCGCCTGTAACATCAGAAGTTGTAACTGGAACGGCAGTTGTCAGTGACAGCCTGAACCCTTGTGCATCCCCGATGTGTGAGTCTAGTTCATCTAAGGCGCTTTGCACATTGGTCGAGGCGATGTTCCCAGATGGCACGTTTGTGATGTTGCCAGCTGTCAAGATCTGAGCGGCATTCTGCGCGGTGACGACCAGCACGCCATTCTTGTCGCGGATCGTGATGGAGTAGTTCACGAAGTCGACGTACAGCTGAGCAGGTCGGCCGTTGGCGCTTGGGTAACCGGCGAGCGTCCTGATCGGCCGCGCGACTGGGATCGTGAGGGCAGGATCAAGGTACACGTTGATCGGGTTAACCTCAGGGTTAAGACCTGCAGTGCCGATGTAAACGAAGCCAGCTTCGAGCGGTGTCCCGTCAGCATCGTTGAATACTGTATATGGTGGTGTTATTGCACGAGCAGCCATTATTGTCTCCTATTCGCCGAGCGCTTTTTTCACGCGGGCTTTTGTCTTCGAATCTTTCACGCCTCTTCCAAGCATCTTGATACCGCTCAAGACTGGGAGAGGAATACCCGCCATGCCACTCATTGCCATGTCCATTGCAGCCAGTACCACGCTTGCTGTGTTGCTGGTGTTCACGGATCCAGGTGGCGATGTCAGTACGTCCTTTGCCACGTCATTGATGACGCGCAATTGCTCTGCACCTTTCTTACCGAAGATGAAGTCCAGCTTGCCACTCTTGTCCAGGTTGGTGATCACCTTATCGAGCTGGGATGCGGACACGATTGGGTTGCCAAGCTCATCGCGCGCCACGTTCTTAGTGGCCTCATCCTTCAGATACTTTAGCGTGCCGCCTTGCAGTTCTTTCCAGGCTTGTGCACCTTTCTCGCCTTCAGTCTGAAGCAGTTTGCGCGCATGGCGTACAGAGTCGAGTGACGCGCCGGGATCGATGATCGAGCGCTTGAGCACATCTTCCATCGCGATGGCACGGTCATTGGATCCGCGCTTCTGGCCGATTAGATTCTTCACCAGGCCGACGTTCTCGTAGTCGTTGGCATACTGGGCGCGGGCTGCACGAGCGCGCTTATACGCTTGGCCGCCAAGACCTTCAGTAGAATCATCGATCAAGCCTTTCATGATAGATGCCTGGCGGATATTCGTGGGCTCTGCATTCGTCGATGCGTTGATCGACTTGCGGAATAACTCAGCCGTCTTGAGCGGAACAGGTTGTGCAATAAGATTACCAGAGGCATCCTCTGTGGCGACACCTAGCTGAAGCGCTTTGGCTCTGACTGCTTTGAGCACGTTCGACACCTCAGCCTCTGGAGCATTCTCTACCAGGTGCTGGATGGTGGTATCTAGTGTGACAGGTGCTTCCATCTCGCCGGCCTTCTCAGCATCCTTATATAAGGTGCGGATCTTAGTCTTGTCACGAGCTGCACGGCTGCGCAGTGCCTGGTCGACGGACAACCCGATCGAGCGCAGATCTGGAGCTTGTGCACCAGTCATATCAATGAACGCGTCCATGTTCTGCTGGAGCTGCAAGTTCTGATCAGCAAAGCGCTGGCGGATAGGATCACCAAGAGCAGGATCCTTCGCAGTCTCGCGCTCAAAGCGCTGTTGGTCGAATGATCTAGTCTTCTGGCCTTCAGTCAACTTGATGGGGACTGGCAGCTCACCAGCTTTCGCTTGACGTACGTCAGCAATGTCTACGGCCATCGAGCCTGTGCTGCCTGGTGTTCCAGGTGTCGGCGGCTTAGGCTTACCCTGAACTGCTTGCTTGACTCCTGCCACGACCGGAGCTGCAGCGGTCTCGGTACCTGCACGAGCGACTGGCGCAGCAAGTCTCGTTGCGTTGGCGACTGCTGCCATCTCGCCAGGAGCCACAGTTGCAGGAATGGCCTGCTGCAGGACTTCGCCTGTAGCTTGGGCCATCTCCTGACCAGCTTGCGTGCGTGGTGCATAGGTCAAACTACCAGCACCCTCAATGGCCGCATTCTCAACGGCTCGTGCCGCTTCACGTGTTCCAAAGTTACCAGAGAGGATCTGCTCTGCCAAACCTTTAAGCGTGCCGCCAAGCATGCCAAGCGTACCACCGACTGCGCCAGTGCCTAGTGTCAAAGCAGTCTCACCAGCGCCGACAATGTTCTCGCCGATCGTGGCGTCAGGCGCCTGGACAATAGTCTCAGGGATCTGAACGTCAGGGATCAGGTTGGACTTATCCTGGATAGCACGTTGGATGACGCCTGCCAGATGCTGAGCACCAGCAGTGTCGCCTGCTGCATCAGCGGCAGCGAGAGCTTGCTCCAGTTCAGGAAGTGTGGCCATTACTGCTTGCCTCCGTATTTTGCCAAGAGCGCTTGTGTGGTGCCAGACACGCCAGCTGCTGGTGCTTCCACGACCTTCTCGCCTGGGGCTCCTGCCGGCGCAGCAGGTGTGTTCAATCCTTGTGGTGAGTAGAAGATGTTCTCTGGGTTCAGCTTGTAGTTTTTCGCAATGCGTGTCATGCCACCGCGGATCTCTTCCTCTTGCTTCTGAGCTGCGGCGTACATCTTCTTCGCCTGGGCGCCGAACATCTTGCGTTGCTCAGGGTTCAGGCGCTCGCCACTTAGCAGCTTGTTGTACATGTTGTAGACGCGGTCGCCAACACTGCCAGCGTTCTGAGCTGTTGCGAACTCACCCTCACGAACAACTGAGCCAGGATCTAGCATCTTCATGTAGTTGAAGATCAGGGCGATGTCGCCGGCTGGCGTGTCTTCAGAAGCCAGCACACGCTGGTACGCAGACTGCACATCACGAGTAGATGCCGTGAGGTTGGTATACTCGGTGCGCAGTTTATCTTCCTGCTGAAACGCTTTTTCAGGATCGAGCCCGCCGTTCTTCTTCGCAGCTTCGATCTCCATCAGGATCTTGGTAGTCTCAGCACTGACCTTCTTACCGTCGAGGATGGCTTTCTTGGTCTGCTCTTCTGTCAAGCCCATGTCGATGCCTTGTTTCTTAAGCTCGCCAGGTTGTAGCTCTTTCTTGCGGTTCTCTTCTTCCAGCTTCGTGAACGTCTCGGTGAACTTCTCAGGGCCCATGGCAGAAGCTAGGAACAACCCAGTGGACGTCATGGCACTCGATGGGTTCAGCTTGATGAGCTCTGCAAGATCACGGCGCACCTTGGCGTCTTGCTCGTTGCCTGAGTTCTCAAATGCTGCTGCTTGTTCAGCGAGCAACTTCTGTGCGATGTCAGGAGAGCCAGACTGTAAGGCCGCATAAACACCAGAAGCCTCACGGACTCGGGCGTCTTTCTGCTGCTCGTTCAAGGCACTGTACGTCTCCTTGAAGTGCTCCGCCAGCTGAGGGTACTTGATGATCGCGCGCGTCATGCCAGCGGCTGTCGGGTTATCTGAGAGAGCGCCGAGGTCTAGCTGCATGGCAGCATGCTGCTCATTGGCTTGCTGAGTCTTGATGGCGTCCTGCTCGGCCTTGTTACGCTGTGCCATCATGTTGGCGATGGACACAGCATTCTGAACACCACCCATGACGCCTTGGGTAGGATCAGGCAGGTTCAACATATAGTTAAATGGTTGTGGCATGATTAGATCACCTTAAGAGCGCGCATTGTGAGGACATTCCCGATACCGCTTCCGATCGTGTTGTACATGTTCGCCTGCGATTGACCTTGAGCCAAAGCCTGACCAGCCTGCGCTTGGCCCATCGTGCTGTACATGGTGGCGTTCGCGTTTCCGACGTTCATGGCGTTGTTGGCGATGGCGTTACCACCTTGCATCATCAAGCCAGACACTGTGTTGCCCATGTTCGTGTTGCCTGCTACTTGGCCGACAGCTGCTGCTTGGCCCATGTTCGTAATCCCACCCAGCTTGCTATATTGATCTTGGATCAACTGTTGGAGCAACTGAGGTCGGAACTGAGCAAGGGCTCCTTGAGTATTGCCACCTCGCATGCCGCCAGTTGCCGAAGCGTTCTGGAGCATTGCATCTTCACCCTGCTTTGTCAATGCCTGGAATTGATCGCCACCAGCGATCTCAGCGATGGCTGCTGCCTGGGTGCCTGGAGCTCCGAGGCCTGCTAGGTTCAGCTGCTTGCTCAGTGCTGACGTGCCAGCAGTGACATACGGCATCAGCAACTTCTGTGACGCATCGAACTGTCTGCGAGTCTCTTCGATACTAGACTGCGTGGCACTTGTCTGTGCGTCTGCTGCGATCTGTGCGGCCTTGATCTGTGCATCAGCGCTCAAAGCAGCTGCGTTAGACTGTGAAGCCGCGGCAGTCTGCGATGCTTGGCCCTGTGCCTTGTTGGACATATAGCCGCTGACGACTGCGCTGCCCACGATTGCGGTTGCAATAGAGCTCATGATTTATCTACCTCAATGAATATACCAGACAGCGAAAGTGCTTGCCTGTAGTCAACTGTAACTTCTTCACCATTGCCACCACCCTGGCAGCCAGCGATAGGCTGACTCGCAACAAGATAGATGTCACCGTTGTCCTCTTTGACGAAGACAGCGTTGGGCATTTTGGAGTGGTTCGTATATCGGCCCGCTTGTGTGCGCATGCCATTCAATCGTGCAGGGGCGATGATCTCACCAGGCAGTACTGGTGCACTGACGAATATGCCCTTACCATGGATGGAAGAGTTTCGCACTGCGAGCTTAGGCGCATCGCACTTTGCAAGCAAGATCTGGTCGTCTGTATTCTCAGACTGTTGCTTGACCAACTCAGCCGTGAAGCCGCTCTGCTCTAACACCTGGGCGAAGTCTTCGCGGTCTGCATTGCGTGATGCTGCCTCGATCTGCTCAGCAGCTTCGGCGTATGCCTTCCACGTTTCACTCTTGTCGATGAATGTCGCCTCAAGCGTTTCGATGTCACGCTCTTCTGTGGCATAGATGTTCTGCCAGATGGTGTCTTCCAATGCGTACCCGAACTTACGTCCTGGCGGGCCAGTGAAGAGAAGTGGAGCTCGCAGGATCTTGATCTGGCCGTCTTCGCCGATCATAGAGACTGCGCCCTTGAGCAAGATGTTCAGATGCTCAAAGCGTTGTGTGTGGCCGATGGCCAAAGTACCTGCTGGGATTGTGACTTCGCGAATGTAGATGCCAGGGCCGAAGTGGTGCACGACTGGGCACTCTACTTGTGGAAGCGCAAGCATCTTGGCTTCCAGATCCGGCACTGATAATTGGGTTGCTGCTTCTATGATCTGAGATTCATCAGCTAACATCACAAACTCCTGTCCAGGGTGGTTGTGAGCTGCTGGTTGCTCTATTCGACTCAGCTACCATGACATTGGCGCCATGGATGGGGTGATACTACTGTGGTTCGTGGGACTTGTAAACTAGTTCGGCTTGAGCATAGTCACTGTGAACGTAGCGTGTTGAACCTCAATATCCCTAGCGGCAGTGTGGTTGCGCACATATAAGCTGAGTTGACTATTTGCTGGGGCATCCACGATCAGGCTGCCTGCAATAGTGCTGGCGTCTCCTGCTGCCGGAACTGTCGTATGGGCTGTGCCTCGCGTCAGGTCTATACCGTCAAGCATCACTCCACCCTCGATCTGATCTAAGGGACTGGCAGTATCTATTCCCATGGACCAATTGACCAAGTATTGCGCGGAGATTTCAGGCGCCAGATAATGTGCCCCGCCAAAAGCCATCCAATTCAAAGGCCCGGCAGTTAGCCCTGAAGCCACCTCATAGGGCGTATTAGCAGCTGCAACGGCGATCGTCACCGAGGAGTTGGTCATGTACATCTCGCCAAATGGAGGATTACCCAACAGCTGGATCCATTCGAACAGTTGTTCGATCGCGCGGATCACTCGCTGGCTTGGCAGGAACTTACCAAGCTCCTGGCGTGTAGGTGTTGTTGGAGTTTCCATGCTACTCAGCCAAAGGCTCTAAGCGAGCTTCGAGGCGCAACACTGAGATACGCGCACGACTATCACCTTTGAACCGCTGTATGCGCCAGTTCGACATGAGACCCTGCTGGAACCACACGATACGCTTGTTGCGTTGGCCGATCTTGCCTACATTGACATAGCGCTCTTGGCTCCACACCATACCGTCTGTGGAGTAGGAGGTGCTGATCTGAGGCTCGATGCCTAGTGGCACACGGCCGGTCAAGCAGACGAGCTCAAGCTCATGCACGATGCCGCCTCGGCTTTCATTGTAGATCATCATCGTGCCGAACTCCCAACGCACTATGGCGCCGTAGTGGGTGGACACAGTGTCTGTGATGTAGCCATGGGCGTTGGACGTAGGATCACCGCACAGCCATTTGTCGTAGCAGTACACAAGGTTGCGCGCACGGTAGACACCCTTGTCTTCCAGGCCGCTGATCAGCACGTACCATACTGGCTCTTCGAAGATCTTCGAGCTTCTTAGGTCGTAGACCAGAGTCTGATCAGGCAAGTGGATGAATAGAAGCTCTAGGCCATCATCGATATGCTCTTCCATCACGACAGACACGAGTTCTGCCTCAGTGTATGACTCGAGGATCTGATCTATCTCGCGTGAAGCGATTCGTGTCGACTGTGAATGCGCGCCGATGTAGACAGATGGGCCTTCGTTCCTGCCGCCGCCTATGAAGGCGATCGTCTCTTCAAACACACACGCTGTGTGAGCACCTAGCGATCCCTTCTGGATCTGACCGCCTTCGATGCGCTGGAATGGGAACAGAGAACCGCCGACATTGGTGAACACCTCGATCGTGTTGCGGTTCAGTGCATAGACCTCGTTGCGCAGTTTTAGCAGTCCGACAACAGGATCAGGATCGATCTCAGATGAGCCATACTTGAGTGGGTTCACAACGAACGGATCTGCCAAGTCTGTCACAACCAGGTTGGTGCCGTCAGTCGACATGAAGTAGCCGTCGACCCATACGACGTCCAGGCAAGTGCCGAGGTTGGCATCAGTTACCTGGGCTAGCACTAGCGTCGACTTGTTGTATAACCACAGCTGGCCACTAGACGCAATGGCCAAGTGCGTGAACGAGTAGTCCATGCTGACTTGACCGCTTCCGCCTACGTCGCCGATCGTGGTCGTGGTGCCGTCTGCTGCAATGGTCACGAGCTTTGTACCCATGACACGGTAGCAGATGCCGTCCATGTTGATCCCGCCTCGATCGATGCCAGGACCTGTACCAAGCTGCACGATGCCGTCAGCAGGTCGCAAGTATCCATTGGACACTCCGTTCTGCTTTGGCACTGGCGACATGTTCACAGGGTATGAAGTGCGGACATCGCTTACTCCATCTGTGTAGACACCATTGAGGACAGGGATCTGCACGCTAGACTCCGCCCTCTCCGGTCTGGATATTCAGGGTCGTGCCGACTGCTGAGATATATGCAAGCGTGTCTTCACCTTCTGCTTTGGCGAGTACGACGTCGCTGCCTGTGCGGACCGGCGTATCGGTGGTGGTCGCAGTTTGAGCGCTAGTACCTATACGTACATAGCAGATACTAGCGCCTGAGTTTACCAAGCGGACTGACTTAGCCTTCGCGTCGATGGACACAGAAGCCGAGGCTGCTGCCGGCGTAACGACTTGATTGGCGCCGCGGTGTGGGATGAATGCTGAACGAACTGTCATGATGCTCTCCTAATTAACCTACACGGTACCATGTAGAAGTGGCCGCGTCATACTTCAAGCGGAAGAAGTCATTCGCTGCCAAGCCTGTCGGAGCGCCCGTCACAGCTACTGCGCCATTACCGTCAACGACGAGCGCTGTGACGACCTGCGTGCAGTTCACCAAGATCTCCTGCTTATCTACTGCGTTGGCTACTGCTGGAAGCACGATGGTACCGTCAGCGAAGCCTGCAGTAGGCGTCAAGATCAGGTGAATGTTGTCGCTGCCGTCAGTGATCGCCACTGAGAACAACGTGGCTGATGGTGCTGCATACTGCGTCGTGAACACACCGGAAGTCGGGAATGTCAAGTTGGCCTGGATAAAGGCGAGCAGCGAACTGAGCGACGTCTTGCGTGCATCACCGTTAGACGATGCGTAGATGGCAAGCAGGTCTCCTAGCGCCAAAGTGGATAAGGTCGAAAGCTGGTTTATGGTTGGCACGATGTGCTCCTAGTAAAGGTCGATCGGACCATCTTGGCCAGCCAAGACAGGATCTACTGGTGGTTGGAGGAACGGGCTTCGGGTACCTGAGCGTTTGCTGCCAGCACCTGCAGGCATCGTGCCTGGGAACTGTTGCTCAGGCGGCAAAGTGGCACGAGCCAGAAGCAGATCGTACCCAGACTTCGCAATCGACTTCAGATCTGGCGAGATAGCCTTACCGAACCCAGGACCGAGGCGCACAGCAAGGTTGCTGTAGATCGCTTCGTTGGCAGCATCAGGAACACTAGTCTGGGTGTCCAAATCAGCGTCCTGGGGGCTTCCGGGCAGCGGATAGCCTAACCGTATGCCTTTGCCGTTCCATGCTGCCATCATCGCGTCCAGGCGTCTCATTGCTGCCTGTAGCTGCTCAGGTGTCAGGTCATAGACATAAGCGGCAAGACCGACCTCGCCGAAGGCTTGCTCTACGAATTGTCGCTTAGTCCAGCCCATGATCAGGCAGCCAGTTTGTCAGTGATCAACTGAAGCAGATCTGCATCAGCTGTGTTCTTTGTGAACTTGATGCCGAGCTCTTTGGCCTTGGCTTCCAGTTCAGCACGTGTCGGAGGTGCTTCTTTTGCAGTAGGCGCTGTGGCCTTCGCAGGTTGTGCTTTGGTCTTTGCCAGTGCTTCAGGCACGGATCCGAACCAACCATCTTTGATCAGCGCGTCGTACTGGCCTTGATCTTCAGCGAGAACGTGGTTGTCTGCTGCTTTATAAACGAGGCGAGGGAAATTCATTGTGATCTCCTTGAGTTGTAAGGAGGCGCGACCCGTGAGAGCCGCGCCAGCTTATTACGTGTTGGACAACGAGTAGGTGACGAAGGTGTCTGCCGCAGTCTTGCGAGTGCGGAAGTGCCCTGCTTTACCTGCTGCCACAACCATGTTGCCGACGACTGTATGGCCAGAAGCCGCAGCAGTCACGGTCAGGGCGTTAGCACCTGTGGTAATCACGGACCAGTCGAAGTACTCGTCGACCTCGAACGAGGTAGCTGCATCCAACACAGCGCCCGTTGGGATCGTTGCAGCCACAGCAGCAGCCGTAGTCGATGTCACGATGCCAGACAGCAGCATAGCCGATGTCAGAGCACCTGTGGCGTTCAAGACGCCAGGAGTGCCCTGCAGACGACCTTCTTTCACAACTGCATCAGTGCCTACTTCGTAGATCACATCAGCGCCACCAGACTCGATGACGGCTGTGCCAGCTGCTGCGAAGGCGGCAGTAGTAGCACGACCACTTGAGATGGACGACAAGATGTCAGTTGTGCTTGGTACGTTCGGGTAGCCAACGACCTTAGAGATAGTTACTGGACCATTGCTCAGTACCGCTACCTTGGCACCTGCTGGGACGGCGATTGTTGCTTTGCCATTTGCATATACGATGTTCATGATGTTTCCTTTCAATTGATTGAGATCAGAGCAGAAGAGGGACCGAAGTCCCTCGTTCTACTTAGGTCTGGCTGAACAGCATGATGCCGGACATTTCAGGCTGCTTGTTCACAACACCGAACAATGTGTCAAGACGGTAGAACGTCTTCATTGTTTTGATGTCGTACTGCTTCTGGAATACCAGCTCCAGGCCTTGATCTGTCGTGGCACGCATCACATCAGCACCGGCGTTCGCAGGCACAGCATAACGGCCAGGCAGGATCTCGATAGCATCCTTCTGCCAGAATGGGTTGATCGAAGCTGCCACAGTGTTCAGGAACACGATCGCAGAGTTAGCTGCTGCAGTGTTCACCACGCAGTTCTGATACTTCAGTTCAGCTTCTGTACCGCCCTGGCCAGTGATCATCGGAGGTGTGATGGTCATGGTAGTGGCAGAGTCAACCGACACAACGCGGAAGGTCTTCAGCTGGCCAGTATCACCCTTGGTGATGTGGTGCACAGCATTGACAGCAGCGACCGTGAACGCGTCACCTGCGGCCACGCTTGCAGTGGACGAGATGGTGACAGTCTGGAAGCGGTTGTCAACGTTCGAAGTCTCACCAGTTGTGGCAGTGCTTGTTGCCGCCGGCACATAGGCGTTACCGCCACCAGCCAAGGTGTTGATAGTCAGAGCACCACCGCCAGCAGCTGCTGCCAAACGATTCGCATAGTCCAGCTTGTATGTCTCGAACGATGCGACCTGGCCGACGTATGCTTTCTCATAGGCAGTCACTGGCTTGCCAGTCATTGTCTGACGACCAGCCAAGTTGTTTGCCATGCCGTTGTAGTCACGAGTGGACAGAGCCAGATAACGATCGAAGCTGTTCACGCCTTGCTCGTTCATGATCGCTTCGCACTGTGCTACGTCATCGAAGCCAGTAGCTGCTGCAGTACGCTTAACGACCAGAGAGCCTTGAGCTGCTGCCACGTTCATCACAGCGATGTTGATGTCGCTTGCCAGCTTCTGCTTGGCTGCATTACCCAGACGCTTCTCTTGCAAAGCATCACGCAGCTCTGTTGCACTCATCTGCCAAGGCACAGACTTATTGAAGCCGATGGTAGCAGGCACAGACAATTGAGTGGAGTCGTTGAAGTTGGCAGTCTGATCAGTACCATCGAAGGACTGAGCGATGTAAGGCTGAGGACGCCAGATGGTGTTGTTAGTACGCCCCATCATGGTTTGGTCGGTGTTGTACATCGCCACATTGCGAGACAAGACCAAGGCATCATTGAAACCCTCGAGGATGTCTTCGAACGCGACGCGCTCTTCTTTGCTGAAGGCGTTTGCTGCCAGGATCAAACCTGTGCGATGCATGAAAGAGAACAGTTTGGCGTGAAGGACTTCTGCACACCAGGCGATTGCTGCGAAGATGTAGGCCACGAAACTGACGGACATCAGAAAGAGAGATTTAAGCATTGTAAGCTCCATATAAAATGAGGGAAAGGTTGTGAATCAACTACGTTTCGACTCATCCATATATGGCTGGACGGCTGCCATTCTTTGATGCTCTGCCAATTGGGTTGGCGAATCCTTTGTGACGATGGCCCGATACTACTATGGAACCATCGTCGTTGTACACCCTAATGCCTAGGCTTTACCGAGCTCACGCATCTTCCGCTTGTGGGCTGTGACTTTGGAGTAGTCGCCGGTTCTCTCGGCTTCTGCCCGCAGCTTATCCAAGGTGCTATCAGCCAGGGCTGTCGAACCGCCTTGTGAGCTGCTTACCTTGTTCTCAGGTGGTGGTGGTGCTTTACGAGGTGTGATCTTCAATTGAGTCTCCAGTTTAGCGATAGCGAATGCGAACTTCACATGGTCTCTGATACCGGCCAGCTCCTTCGCCTTCTTAGGGTTTTTGCCCAAGGCATACATCACCAGGGCAGAGTTCTCGGCGCCTTGCAAGATGATCCCTTGCTGTGTGACGTCGAGTGTGTCGAATACTGCTGCTTCTGCGTCGTCATAGTCCTTGGCCTTCAGAGCTTCCTTGGCCTTGGCATGCTCTTGCAGCTTTGCCTGCCATGCCTTCTCTTGCTCGCGCTTGGCATTGTCAGCCTTGAGTGCTTCCTCATCGATCTGACGCTTGCGCTCATGCCACTTCGTCAGCTCTTGCTCGAACTTCTCTGTGTCATAGTCCACGTCTTCAAGTGTGGGCTTCTTACCGAGTACCTTTGATTCTTGCTGCGGGCTCGTAGATGCTTTGAGCTTCTCTTCCAGTTCACGCTTCTCACGCTGGAGTTCGCGGTGATCCTTACGCAACTTGCGTACCCACTCAGGTGCTGGTTCAGTGTCTTCCGGCTCTGCTTCGCCAGCGATCGTGATCACCATCTCGCCGTCGTCAGATCCCTCGCCTTCTGCTTCGCCATCACCTTCTGCTTCGCCTGTGGCACCAGTGTCGCCTTCACCTTCTGCTTCACCCTCAGACTCGCCTTCACCTTCTTCACCACCTTCCAAGCGCTTTGCTTCTAGTTCGTCGGTATCCTGCTCTTGCTTCTGTGCTGCCTCGACTGCCTTCTGGTTGTCGGTTGCCATTGTGGTTCCTTTCTTATCTCACCCGTTGAATACGGCCGGGTGGACGCCGTTTACTGCTGTTGATCCTGATTAGCCATGCCTAGCTTGTCCATGAACTCGAAGGCTTGCTGCTGGCTCTTCGCATCTGTCTCTGTGAGTATCTTCATGGTATCGGCTTCGGTCTTCTTGATGTCTGCTGCTTCACCTTCAGCCTGGGCCAGGGTGAGGATGGTCTTAGCATTCGCCTGCTTGGCGTTCGCGTCTGCCTCAGCTGCTGCGGCCTTCAAGTATTCCTCGTTGGCGTCTGGCTTGGCATTCGCTGCAGCTTCTGCTAGGATCTGCGCTTCTTCTTCCGAAGGCTTGACCACACCCATCTTCAAGAGCTTCTGGCGGAAGTAGTCGCGCACCTCACCGATGCCTTCGCCTTCCATGTTCATCATGGCCATGGCGCCTAGCACTTGGCGTGTCTCAGGGTCGTCTGTGATCGTCATCATACCTGTCAAGGCACGTACCGTCGCTGCTCGCTTGCTGCCAGACGATGGACCAACCTCGACTGCCACGTCGAACTGGGCCTCAGCCAGGTCGTTCTCCATCTCCACCTCACCAGAGTCTTTGTTGACCATAGGCTTCATCAGCTCGATGCTCATCACATCACCCTGGGCATTGACACCTTTCATCTTGCGACCTTCTTCCACGAAGATGTCTTTTGCCATACTCAGCCAGATCTCACCTGAGCGCTTGATGGCCTTGCTCATGTTGCTCATGTAGATGAACGTCTGCATGTCTAGTCTGTTCTGGATCAACTCGACTGCCTTGCCTGACATGTTAGGTTGGAGCTGTTCGCCTGCTTGCTGATTGCCTAGCAGATCTTGAATGTCCTGCTCAGTGATCTGGAGCAGAGCTGCCATGGCAGGAGGTATCTGAGGTGCTCTTGTGTAGGCGATCGGGCCTGATGCTACCTGGTTCCCGTTCTGATCGGTCATTGGATTGAGCAGTAAGTACGGGAAGTTCTTGATGTTATCTTCAGACCACATCATAGTATGTCCCGCGATCTGCTCAGGCGTCACGATGGGTTTCTCAACGGTGCTGATGGCACTGATCTCGCCGAGCTTGCTGAGCTGCATGTTCTTCAGGCGTTGAACGTCCTTCACCAAGCGGACATGACCCATGCAGCGTTCGACGTTATCGATGAACCAGCGCTTACCGTACACGGGCACGATGGGGATGCACTTACCGGCGATCAAGCCACAGTCTTCCAAGATCTTATCGCCGGACATGAGGTACTTATGGACGCGCTTGCGCTTGATCTTACGTTGGCGTACTTCTCTGCTGCCTGTCTTGAGCAGGCGCTCTTCGAACATAGGATCCTCGAAGTCGTCCTCGCTGTAGACCTCATCTTCACCGTCGATCGTGCGCCAGATACGCAGTAGCTCGGTCTTCATCTCCACCTTGTAATACTCGGCGATGTAGACGATGTTCGCGGTGTACCAGTCGAACTCAGTGAGCGTTACGCTCTTGTTCCATGTGGCAGGATCATCGCCCCATTCTTCCATGTAGGCTTCAGGCGTTGTACTGGTCAGCACGAAGCAGTACTTAGCGTCGGCCTTGTCTTGTCGCTTGGCGTCCAGGTCGAAGAACACAGAACTGTCAGCATCGAAGATAGGTTCCATGCGGATCCGCTGCTTCTCGTCCTCACCGTCTTCTTCATTCTCGTACTCAGCGCGAAGGCGCCATGCACCGAAGCCACCACCTACTGCCTCCTCGAAGGCATTGTCGTATGCTTCTTCTGCCACACTGTCTTGCTCGTCTGCGCGGTAGAGGTTGTCACATGTGTCTGCGAGCTTGTCATACTCAGCACCTTCCTTGCTCACGAAGTCCACTGTGATGCGGTTGTTGCGGTACTCATTGATGATGCGGATCACAGCCAGGTGGATCTTGTTGACCTCGAACTTCGGCTTGTTCTCGAACTGGTCGGCGAGATCACCTTCCCACTGGGCGCCAGCGATGGAGTAGAACCGTCGGTCCTCGAGGCATTGCATGCGCTCTTCGTACATTGCTTCCTGGATCCTGTCGAAGTCTGCCACAGCTCTTTGATGGATGGTTGCTAGGCGCTCTGCTTTGGTGGTGGCCATGATATTTAACCTTTCTTGTTGAAGTGGTGGACGGTCGCGACCGGCTCGACCTTGACGTCCTTCTTGTTAGTAATCGGCCATTCATAGTCAACACAGTAGCCGACAGCCGTGGTGATATGCTGGAACTCGCTTTCTTCCTCGATAAACGTGCTGCCCTTCTTGATCTGCACGGTGGACAGGCCTTTATGCACGTACACAGCCTTCTGGACGTTCACATGCAGACTGACCTGGCCTGCTGCGTTCTTGATCTTAGCACGAACGGCATTCTGCCTGTCTTTGATCGCTGGCGCCGCGTTCTTTACCCTACGCTCCACGATCCAGTTGTTGGCTCGCAGCACCTGCTCCATCTCGGTGTAGTCTGATGCGTGTCCGTGCTTCTCGCCTGCTCGGCCTGCTGGGTCGCCGTAGATGATCACGTTCCGGTTCTTATGGCTCTTGTACTTCTCGACGAACTCGATGGCTGACTGCCTGGCCACGGCTGATTGCAACACGATCTCATCCAGGATGTAGAAGTCGTTGCCACGTCGCACACCGATCGCAGACGACATTGGCGTGAAGTTGAAGTCGTGGTGCCACATGAGCTGCTCATTAGGCTTGATCACTTCGGTCGTATAGTTGTCCTCGCCATAGTCCTCGTAGATCCTGCCTGAGGCTGTCTCGAAGCTGGCCTCATACTCTTGGCGGAACTGCTTGAGCGACATACGCTGCTTAGCAGCCTCGATCACATCAGGTGGGAGGATGCGCGATGAGTGCCAGGTGAACAGCTCGTACTCATTGCTCTGTGACGTCTCGGCGTACTGCGCCATCTCATACAAGATACGAAGACCCTCAGGCACACCGATGAACCAGCACCAGGCCCGATAGTCTGGGCGGCGTGGATCCACTGTGTTGAGCGCTGGCATGATGTTCAGCTCGAGCGCCCCGTCCTTCATATCGTCGACCTCATCGAACACGCCGCCTGTCCAGTTCACACCTTCAAAGCGTGATGGTTTGTCCATGCCGATGATGTGGATCTCGGTGCCATTCGGTAGGTAGATGATCAGCTCAGACTCGGATGGGCGGCGCATGTGCGTGTTGGATAGCGTCAAAGCCTTCAGATCATCCCACCAGATCTTCTTGGCTTGCTGGTACGTAGGAGCGCCCGCGAAGTATTTCTCGTTGGAGTGCTTCATGGCTTGCTTAGCGATGAACCGCTTGGCCCGTTCTGTCTTGCCTGATCGACGTCCTGCGGGTACGACGGGGAACCTCACGCCACGTGATACGGCAGACGCCAGCGCAAGCTGCTCAGGAATATCCTTCAGAGCGTACCAGCGATCGACCTGGCGCTGCACCATCAGTGACAGAGGAGCATTCATCCTGGCAGCTTCTCTGCAAGCATACGCAGTGACTCGGACATAGCTGCGTCGCTCTCGCCGTTCTGTGCACGTACAAGCTCAGCACGAGTGCGCTCAAGCGATTCTATGCGCGCTGTGGTCCGCCTGATGATGTCGTTGTAGTCCTTGGCCTTGTAGTGTCGCTCTGCCCAGACTGTGTTCTCTCCGCCTCCGTCGCGATCGACCGCGGTGTCAAGCATTAAGAATGCCTTCTGGCCATCTTGCTTGTCTGATGCCTTGTCTGCATGTTCTTTTGCTGCGTGCTCTTCAGCCAATGTGCGCTGCAGTCTGATACGTAGAAGCCTGAGCTCATCGTCCACCTTACCGAGCTCCATGCTCTTATAGATGTGCTGCTCGTCGTCTGTCATGAATTTGCTATAGATGGATCCTGGTGTCGCAGCTGACTTATTGCCGATCGTCGTGGTCACACCGCCGTGGAGTCTGCATCGTGTCCTGCCTTGCATTGGCTTCTGCCTGCATGGCGTTCCGTCTCGCTTCTTCGCACCGCAGATGGAGAGGTCGCCTGTCTTAGGTTTTGGCTTTGGCATCGTTGGGTCCTATAAAGGGGTTTATTGGTACACTGGGCCTGCAATGGAAGGGATTATGACGGCGCGAAGACAAGGCGCATACCAGTACGTTCATATCCTACCCTTGATTCGCTCTGCGCCAGCTGGATGGAAGCCAATGATACCAGCACTTTCGTGGCTTTCTCGTAGATGGAGCACCATCAGCTACACTTGTTACTACACGTAAATGGGGCAAGTGTAGCTGATGCAAGCCTTGCGGTTATTGGCTCCCAATCGGCTTACTACACTTCTACACTTGTTTTCAAAGTTTAGTTAAATTATATTAAATATATATATATTACTAGTATCTATAAAAAGGTTTCTGAAACAAGTGTAGTAAGTGTAGAAGTGTAGTAAAACGCCTTTTGTAGCTACCCAATCAAGGACTTACGATCCCAGTGCCAACTACACTTGTGCGAATTTACTACACAGGCAGCTGTAGACAATATGCAAAAAGCGGCCTTTTTGAGCCTTTTCGGCGCTTTCCAACTGGTTTACATATATTCTATAAAAAGGCGTAATGCACGTCCGAAACAACGAAACGGAGAGCAAAGTGCAGAGCATATTGTTGAACATATCAGAGGATCTACTGGCCCAGGTTGACAAGGTAGTCAAGCGCAGGATCGCAAAGCGCAAGACGACATCACCTCCAAAACTGACGGCAGAGCAGTCGCAGACACTGCAGCAGATCGCCCAGGAGAAGGGAACGACTGCAGCGAATAAACATCTTCGAGGCCTACACGCAGGTGCGAACAGAATATCCCGCACCGCAGTGCTGATCGGCTTCATCGAAGATGGCGTCAAAGCAGAACGTGTTAAGAAGTAGCGAGAGGGTTACAACAAACAATCGGCCGTATATAGTGCGTCGGTCAACTCGCATGTTTCTTGTCTCGCCCGGGGCAAGATGCGGCGAAGCGCAGCGCACAGGTTCCTCCCGCTCTCTGTGCAATATGCGGGTTGGCACCTTATGGGAAACGCGGGAGAATCAAGCGGAGTAACAATGCCAAACAATAACGAACTCGGCGTCATATCAAAGCGCTCAACAAAACGCGCCATTACAAAGCCAGCCAAACCAAAGGCAGATGATTCGCAGAAGCTGTTGATGGAGAAGATCCAGGCGTCCATGCTCGATGCGGCTGACGCGAAACTCTTACTGATGAAGCCGGCCAACAAGGCAGAGCTTGTCAGCTTAGGACTGCCGGGTAAGAAGGCATTCGAGCTGCCATACTTCGATGCGACAGGTAGGCCTACAGGCTTCAAGCGGTGGCGCTACCTGGAAGACACAAGAGACGGCATCGCTGCGCACACAGATGCAAAGCCTGTGCGGTACGTGCAATCAAAGGACACGATCCAAGAGGTATACATGCCGCCGCTGGTCGACTGGTCCGCGGTGCAGAAAGACATCGCGCTCCCGATCGTCATCACCGAAGGCGAGCTTAAAGCGGCATGCTGCACCAAGCTGGCTTATCCTTGCCTAGGTCTCGGCGGCGTGTTCTCATTTAAGAGTACCAAGCGCAAACTGCCGCTGCTCCCTATCTTCTACGACTTCGTGTGGAAAGGACGCACGGTCATTGTCGCGTACGACTCAGACGCCCACACCAACAGGATGGTGGTCATGGCGCGCAACGAGCTATGCCGTGAGCTGTTGGCCTTGGGCGCTCTGCCACACGTTGCAGACATCACAGCAGCAGACGACAACTCGAAGCGTGGTATGGACGACATGGCCTACCAGGACGGGGCCGAGGAGCTTCGTACAGTGCTCAGTATGGCAGAGCCGTTCGCACCGAGTGCAGCGCTGCATCAGCTCAACGCCGAGGTGTCATATATAAAGAACCCAGGCATGATCGTCGTCATCGACACAGGGTTGAAGATGCGGCCATCAGACTTCACCAGCCACGCGTACTCGAACCGCCACTATTGGGAGCAGACACTTGACGCCCAAGGCAACGAGCGGTTGGTGAAGAAGAAAGCGGCGACAGCCTGGCTCGAGTGGCCACTGCGCATGGAGCTTGAGCGCATAGCTTATGAACCAGGGCAACCGAAGATCACAGCGGCTGCCGAGTACAACATGTGGCATGGTTGGGGCTGCGATCCGAAAAAAGGAAGTGTCAAGCCATGGCAGGAGCTGCTGGACCATTTGTTCCGTGGACATCCAGTAGAGCGCGCTTGGTTCGAGCGTTGGTGTGCTTTGCCATTACAACAGCCTGGTGCGAAGATGTACACCGCCGTCGCCTTATGGGGCATCTCGACCGGCACAGGCAAGTCGCTCGTAGGGTACACGCTAGGACGGATCTACGGCGACAACTTCACAGAGATCAGCGATATCGAGCTGCAAGACGATCGAAACGAATGGGCGATCAACAAGCAGTTTGTGATGGGCGACGATGTGACAGGCCATGAGCAACGCAAGCATGCCGACAGGCTCAAGAAGATGATCACTCAACTCTCGATGCGCATCGACCAGAAGTACGTGCCATCGTACACGGTCAAGGATCATATCAACTACTACTTCACGGCGAACCACCCGGACATGTTCTTCCTGGAAGACGACGATCGCCGGAACTTTGTGCATGAGGTGAAGGTCGGGCCGTTGCCGCGCGACTGGTACAAGCAATATATGAAGTGGCTGAACGACGGCGGTGCGGAGGCCTTGTTCCATTACTTGCTTGGCCTGGACCTGAAAGGCATGGCAGCAGAGGACAGGGCACCAGACACCCAGGCACGACGTGCGATGATCGAGGATGGTCTATCAGACATGGGTAGATGGGTGCGCAGGCTGCGTGATGATCCAGATCATGCGCTGCGTGTCGGCAATATAAACCTACAAGGTGATCTGTGGGGCGCTGCTGAACTACTGCGGATCTACGACCCTGAGAGCAGGAGCCGAGCGACCACAGGCGGCATCGGCAAAGAGCTCAAGCGCGCCGGGTTCAAGCAGGCTTACGAAGGGATGCCGGTCAAGACGTCGAGTGGCCAGCAGCGCCTCTTCATCGTGCGCAACACAGACCAGTGGCAAGGCGCCCAGCTCAAGGACATCATTGCCCACTACAACACGACCAGGGCCGGCATCAAGCGCGGGCAAAAATACTGAGGCACTATGACAGCTAAGATCCTTCCGTTCAACGGAGTCACAAGGTTAGATCTTCCGGTAGATCGTGTACTAGAGCGGGCCAAGTCACACTTGGATGGTGTCGTCATACTAGGTTACGAAGAAGACGGCAGTATGTACTTCGCGTCGACCTTTGCAGACGGTGGCCAGGTGCTTTGGCTACTTGAGAAGTGTAAGGAAGCATTGATGAGTGTAGGATCTGGTTAAACAACGCAATTACTGGGTTACAACGTACGGCGCGCTCGGCATTATCTTTCTACATACAAATTGAGCGGGAGCTCCAAATGAAGCGAAATAAAAAGCCATCCCTGGTTGTAGGCAATCCATACTCCTTGCTTGGAGTGTCGCGTAAGTTTACACCTGAGCAGCTCGTCCAGCGTTGGAGGATGCTCTCTCGTCAGCTCCACCCAGATCGCAACGGACAGAAGACCACAGAAGACTTCGCAGCGCTGAGCTGCGCGTATGCCACGCTATCAAACAATGAAGCGCGGCGCATCTACGACACCAAGCTAGACATGCTGACAGCACCGTGCATAAAGTGCAGTGGGGTAGGGGCAACGTACAAGCAGAAGGGTATGCTAGACCGCACCGAGACTATCTGTCCTGAGTGCAGTGGGTGTGGCAGAGCTTAAGAGGTAACACCGCCGGCTGTCGGGTACAGCTAACCAGCATGGAGAATCATCATGGCAAAAGTAATCACCAAAGAAGACGTGACCGCAGCATCTGAAAAAGCAGCAGCCAAAGCAACAGCAGCTGAGCAGCGTCGTTGTATCAAAGCAGTGAAAGATGCAGCAGCAATTGTGCTGGCCGATGCAAGCAAGGAAACAAAGGCCAGCATCAAGGCCGTCGTGCAAGCAGTCACAGCCTCCATCAAGGGCTGAGCATAACCCAGGAGGCCGGAGAGATTCGGCCTTTCTCAATTCCAGGAGAGCGATATGAACTTGCAAAAGATAACAGGCTTTGGCTTCACACGCTTCGCAGGTAGCCAAGGCGAGGCGACAAAGATCCGTATGGCTTTAGCCGACGAGCACGGCTTGAAGAAGAACAGCATCACGATCGAGGCGATAGAAGTGCCTACCAACAAAGCAGACCTGCTGCCGTTCCTGAACGAGCTGGCAGCCATTGCAGATCCGAAGGCTGAATGACATGAAAGACGTCATGATCGACCTAGAGACCCTGGGCAACAAGCCAGGCTGCATGATCCTCAGCATAGGCGCCGTGTACTTTGACCCTGCCACCGGTAAGCTTGGCAATGAGCTCTATATTGTGGTGGCCACCAAAGGCCAGGAAGCACTCGGGCTGCACAAAGACGAGGACACGCTCAAGTGGTGGCTGAGTCAGTCAGAGGAGGCGCGTGCGGTGCTCATAGAGGCTGAGGCAGATGATGCCGAGCCACTAGACGCTGCCCTCGCACAATTGACTGCGTTCTTAGCATCCCCTGGTCTTGGCGCCGTGAAGGTGTGGGGCAACGGATCAGACTTCGACAATGCGATCCTCACTGTATGCTACAGGGCCATTAAGCAGAATATTCCATGGAAGTTTTGGAATAATCGCTGCTTTAGAACGCTCAAGGCTTTGTATCCAGAAGTGAAGATGGAGAAGCAGCTGGTCGCGCACAATGCATTGAACGATGCGATCATGCAGGCTGAGCATGCTTGTAAGATCCTGTCCACAACGCAGGCGCCACAGCTCTTGCCACAACGGCGGCCGATATGAAGCAGGACTTCGTCGCTGTTCAATACTTAGCGCCGAAGAAGTTGGCGGTGGTGGTAGCGCTTACGCTTGGCGTCAAGCCACCGCCCGTCTTAGCTGTCATGATGAACCGCAAGACCAACGAGATAAGCATCCTGGAGGTCACATTATGAAGTCACCCATGCTAGCAGCAGCCACAGATGGCAAAGGGCTCAAGTACCCACTCCTGGTGAGCTGTAAGCTCGATGGTGTGCGAGCGCTGGTCATCAATGGCGTTGTCGTAAGCCGTAAGTTCAAGCCCATCCCTAATAAGCATGTGCAGAAGCTGTTTGGCAGAGCGCAGCTGAATGGCTTGGACGGCGAGCTTATCGTAGGCAGTGCAACAGCGCCAACTTGTTTTAGCGATACCATGAGCGGTGTGATGTCAGAAGACGGCGAGCCAGACGTTGTGTTCCACGTGTTCGACGACATCACCAAGCCTGATAGTTGCTTCGTGGATAGGCTCGATCGAGCATACAAAAAGTCTTTGGCAAATCGTGTCGCGTATGTCAACCACCGCCAGGTACAAACAGAAGAGCAGCTCAACATCTTCGAAGAGGCCGCAGTGTCAGATGGCTTTGAGGGCGTTATGCTGCGCAGCCCATTAGGGCCTTACAAGCAAGGGAGGTCCACTGTCAAGGAAGCATGGCTGCTAAAACTAAAGCGCTTTGATGACAGCGAGGCAGAGGTGATAGGCTTCTCAGAGTTAGAGACCAACACCAACGAGAAGAAGGTAGGGCGTGGCGGTGTAAGCGAGCGAAGCCATAGAAAGGCTGGCATGGTCGGTCTTACCGCATTAGGCGCTTTCCTGGTGCGCGATGTCAAGTCAGGTGTTGAGTTCTCTGTAGGCTCAGGCTTCACAGCAGAGCAACGCAAAGACTACTGGGACACGCGCAGCGCTTTGGTAGGCAAGATCGTCAAATACCAGTTCTTCCCACTAGGCTCGAAGCTCAAACCGCGTTTCCCAACCTTCAAAGGCTTCCGTGATCCAATTGATATGTGACTGGGTTACAACTTAAAAATTGCCGAGTATTATCTAAACTGATCAGTGCGATCACTTGTGACTTGTTAACTAGAACGGGAGAATCATCATGGCACCACATGCAAAACTACCTGCAGCAAAACTACCTGCAGCAAAACCACCAACACTGAAAGAGCGCGCAGCTCAAGCCGCCAAGGTCGCAGGACCTGAGGGCAAAGACACTACACACAAATTCCAAAAAGGCTGGAAGGCACCGAAGTCTGTCGCCATCGCAGCAGATGCCTTATGGAACGCACAACTGAAAAAGTCCGAAGCACAGAAAGCGGTGGATCTGATTGCTGCAGAGGAGTCCGACCTTAAGGCATGGATCATTGAAACACTTCCCAAGTCTGAGGCAAGCGGTGTAGCTGGCAAGCTCTGCCGTGTCACGATCACAAAGAAAGATGTGCCACGTGTCGAGGACTGGCCAAAGGTGTATGAGTCCATCGTTGCACAGTACCAGGCCCACAAGCTTAAGAAGGACGGCATGGAGGCCAGCGCGTTCGCTCTTCTGCAGAAGCGCCTCGGCGAAGCAGCTGTCAAAGAGATCTGGGAGAACGGCAAGACGCTTGAAGGCGTTGGCAAGTTCACAGTCACCTCACTCTCCGTCAACAAGGTTTGACCATGGTCGGCGTCAAAGTATACTGGCACGCGCCGATCCCTGCTGCTTGTGAGCTTTGCAGTAAGCCTATCGAGTCGGCATTCGTAGACGGCAAGACAAGTCTCGGACCCTGGGCCATTCAGTGTGATGCCTGCCATCGCAGCGGGTTGTGCAAAGGAAAACTAGGCATTGGTTTTGGCCAGCGCTTTGTGCGCCAGCGTGATGGCAGGTATCTTAAACAAATTTGAATGCATCAACCGTTGACCAGGCGGGCACTTCGCGACCTGGCTTGAACTAGTTCTTTACGTAAGGAGAATCAACATGGTAACACGAAGCAAAAAGACAACAGGCACTGCGATCGTCGCCTGGGATGAGAAGCTCGCAGCTCGCGCATCTTTGGCCAAGAAGGCAGAGTCGTCGGTTGGCACAGGCAGCTTCATCAGTATGAAAGGCGGTATCTTGTCTTATATGGGCAATGCTGTTCCTGATAACAAGCTGAATCTGGTGATCATCGACGCTGTGCTTGAGAATGACTTCTTCGAGGGCCAATATGACCCAACTGTGCCACAGGCGCCGGCGTGTTATGCATTCGGTCGCGATGAAGACGAGATGGCCCCACATGAAAACGTGGAAGCGCCATTCGCTGACTCTTGTGTCGGCTGTCCTAACAACGAATGGGGCTCCGCTGAAAAGGGCAAAGGCAAAGCGTGTAAGAACGTCCGCCGCCTGGCAGTGATCACAGAAGATGCTTTGGACAATGGCGCCTCAGGTGTAGAAGACGCAGAGGTAGCATACATGAAGCTGCCGGTCACCTCTGTCAAAGCTTGGGCCGGTTATGTCAACCAGCTCGCGGCAACGAACAAACCGCCTCTGGCATTTGTCACTGAGGTGAGTGTCGTGCCTGACGCCACATCGCAGTTCAAGGTGCAGTTCAAGGTGGTGGAAGAGATCGACGACGGCGAGTTGATCGGTGCGCTGCTGGCTAAGGCAGACATCGTAGAGAATTTGATCTGCTTCCCCTACCAAGCGGTAGAAGCCCCACCTGCCAAGCCAGTACGTGCAGCTCGCGCTCCAGTAGCGCGCGCAGCAGCGGCTAAGAAGCCAGTGGCAAAGGCAGCCGCGCCAGCAGCTCGTACAGCGGCAAAGGCGGCAAAGGCGGCACCAGCTGCAGCACCAACTAAGCGCCGCAAGTTTTAAAGCGCCAACCACAAGCCAGGGCCTCAGCGCCCTGGTTCTTAGGAGCAAGCTATGCCAACACCAAAACTGAAAGAAGCCCTTGCTACATGGGAGGGCTTGAATACGTTCTTGCGTACAGCAAGCGAGAAGCAAGCCAAACAGCTGCTTGATATGGAGCGCAAAGGTAAGCGCCGCATTCAATATCTTATGCGCACGCATGCAAGGTTCAACAGAGAGCGAGCACAGCGCGAGCGCACAGAGCTGCTCCGCTTGGACTGACCGCCATGGCAAAGCGCCCAACGGTTATCGACTTCGAGACCAAGCCCATAGAAGGCTGGCCACATTACCCACCAATACCAGTCGGCGTGTCCATCATGCTGCCGTCTGATCGCAAAGCGCGGTACTACTCTTGGGGCCATGCTTCAAACAACAACTGCACATTTGAAGATGCCAAGCGCGCATTGCATGCCGTCTGGAAGTCTGGCAATAGTATCTTGTGCCATAACGCTAAGTTTGACCTGGACGTCGCTGAGGTGCATTGTGGCTGCCCGCTTCCTGCGTGGGAGCTCATCCATGATTCTATGTTCCTTATTTTCCTATCGGATCCACACTCACCAAACTTAAAGTTGAAGCCTGCAGCAGAGCGCTTGCTTGGCTTACCGCCTGAGGAACAAGATGCGATCCGTCAGTGGTGCATAGATAACAAGCTCCTGGCAAAGAACGCCAAAGAGTTCGGCCATTTGATCTGTCAAGCGCCAGGCGACCTAGTCGGCAAGTACGCCAACGGCGATACCTTGCGCACGCTCAAGCTGTTCGAGAAGTTGTACCCTGAGATCGTCAAGCGCGGAATGAGCGATGCATACAACAGAGAGCGGCGTCTGCTGCCCGTACTCCTACGAAACGAGCACCAGGGAGTTCCTGTAGACCTTAAGCTGATGAAGGCAGATGATGCGAAGTACGAAGCTGCCACAGCGATCGTAGACACTTGGGTGCGCAAGCAGCTCAAGGTTGGCGCGGACTTCAACATCGACTCTGACGACCAGCTAGCAGATGTCATGATCGCACGCCGCAAAGCCTCGGCAGATCTTTTCTTGCTCACGCCAGGCGGCAAGCGCTCAGTGGCCAAGGATAGTTTGATCGGCGCTGTGACAGATAAAAAGCTGCTACAAGCGCTGCAATACAGATCCAGGTTGAGTACAGCCTATGGCACGTTCCTGCATCCATGGTACATGGAAGCAAAGGCCTGCGGTGGTATCGTGCACCCATCCTGGAACCAGGTCAGGCAAGCAGGCCAAGGCAAAGACACTGCAGGCGCCAGGACTGGCCGCTTGAGTGCCTCGCGCTTCATGAATGTCCCCAAGGAGTTCAAGCAGCGTGAGACAGGCAAGAACGCGTATACGCACCCAGCGCACATCGTAGGACTTCCAGAGCTGCCATTCATGCGATTCTATATGAAGCCATTCAGTGGCGAGACCTGGTGCAAACGGGACTACATGCAGCAAGAGCTCCGCGTACTAGGCCACTTCGGCGATGGGGAATTACAGAAGCGCTTCAGCGAGGATCCTGAGCTTGACGTGCATGACCTAGCCGCCAAGCTCATCACGGAGCAGTTTGGCATACCTGTGACGCGCGATGACACTAAGACCCTTGGCTTCGGGCTGCTGTACGGCATGGGACTTGGCTCATTGGCTGAACGGCTTGGTGTAGATGCCAACACAGCAAAGACGATCAAGAACGCGTACTTAGGCGTCTTCCCTGAGCTCCCTGATCTGCAGGAAGGGTTGAAGGACTACGCGGCAGCCGGCATGCCTCTCACCACTTGGGGAGGCAGGGCGTACCACTGCGAAGATGCTAAGTGGTCAGATAGATTCGGTCGCCATCAGACTTTTGAGTACAAGATGCTCAACTACTTGATTCAAGGATCGTCTGCAGACTGCACCAAAGAAGCCTTGATCAGATATGATGGCGCGCGCCAGCATGGGCGCTTCCTGATCACCGTACACGATGAGATCAACCTCAGTGTGCCTAAGCAGCATGTAAAAAGCGAGATGCAGCTGCTGCGAGAAGTGATGGCCTCAGTAGAGTTTGACGTGCCAATGTTGTCTGACGGTGGCACAGGCGCTAACTGGGGCGCATTGAAGAAGTTCGACGAAGACCCATTGGTCTTATTACCTTGGCAATGAAGGAGACAGCATGGCAACACAGAAAATAGAGGCATGGAGCTTTTCACGCTTACAAGACTATCGCAAATGCCCTAAGCTGGCAAAGTTCAAGCACATCGACAAGATCCGCGAGCCAAGCAACGAGGCCATGGCACGAGGCTCCGCGATCGGTAAGATGGCAGAAGACTTCATCTCTGGCCGCTTGAAGAAGTGCCCTGAAGAGATCTCATCCTTTGAAGCAGAGTTCAAAGAGCTGAAGAAGCGCAAGGCGATCTGCGAAGAGCAGTGGGCCTTTGACAAGAACTGGGTAGAGGTCGGCTGGTTCGACAAGGCTGCCTGGTGCCGAATCAAGACTGACATCTACTCACACGACCTGAAGTCCAACACACTGCTGGTGGTAGACAACAAGACAGGCAAAGTGCGTGACTACCACCGCGAACAGGTGAAGCTCTATGCGCTAGGCGGCTTGATGAAGTTGCCGACAGTTGGCACGGTAGACGCCAGAGTCTGGTACACGGATCATGGCATCGAGGTGCCAGACGAGCCTGAGATCTACACGCGCAAAGATGTACCTGCCCTCAAAATATACTGGGCCAAGCAGACGAAGGCCATGCTGGCCGATACACGCTTCGCACCAAAGCCGTCCAACGACTGCCGCTGGTGCTTCTTCTCGAAGGCGAAGGGAGGGCCGTGTGAATACTAAGGTCAACAGAGGCAAAGCAGTAGAGGCTGGGGACACTTGGCTAACGCCGCTTGAATTACTGCAAGCGCTCGGCAGCTTTGATCTCGATGTATGCTGCCCCCCAGTAATGCCATGGAGGACAGCCAAGCAAATGGTTTGCCTGCCTGAGAATGGGCTAACGGCCAAGTGGCGCGGTCGAGTGTGGTGCAATCCACCCTATAGCGCCATTTTGCCGTGGGCTGAAAAGATGACTGCGCACGGCAATGGCATCTTGCTAGTGCCTGCAAAGTCGCCTGAGACAAGATGGGGCCAAGCAGTTTTGCAAGGAGCGGATGCTGTGCTATTTCAAAGAGGCCGCATGCTATTCCATTATGCTGACGGCACATTGTCTACAGGCAAATGGAGCCCTCACATGCTTTGCGCCTACGGGCAAAAAAATGTGGCGGTGCTGCGCAAGCTAGCAAAGGGCAATGTGTCACCTGGGATTGTCTTTGTTAAAGCATGAGGCGCATCCATGAAAAGAAAGCGCAAACCACCACCAATAGCTGGTATGACGCCCGCTACCCTGAGAAGCGCACAACGCTGACTCTCCGTGGGCGTCGTGGTTGGCCAGACGAAGTCTACTGGCTGCCTGGCGGTAGACCACTGCTGATAGAATTCAAAGCTGACGGTGAAGAGCCACGCAAGCTGCAGCTACATGTACACAAGCAACTCAAGGAGAACGGGTATGACATCGAAGTCCACACTAGTAGTGCCGAAGCGATCGCATCGCTTAAGAGGCACATCACAGCCCGTGGAGGCAGGACCACAGCCTTGGATCCCAGAGCCTTACCAGGTGGAGGGCGTGAA